AGTATTAAGGATTTTAAAAATTTATAATCAGTTACATAATCAGGCAACGGGCTTGCATTTAGCAACTTATACATATTACGCCGTAATGAATTTAAAAAGTTCTTGTGCAAATAGATCGTGCCCCTTTGCACTAGGATGGCAACACAATGTTACCCAATTGTTAGGTGTTCCTTTGCCATTATAATCCCAATATGGTGTATTTTCTAGCCCTTCTTGTTTTAAACACAAGTTCATAAAGGTATCACATCCTTGAGGGGTGAACATGTTGGACCAAGGCCATTGGTCTACTATTGCGCTAAAAATATCGAGAACTTCCTGAGAGCGGCGTATTTCATTTTTATTATGGGCATATTCAACATATCTTATAGTTTTCTGATTACTAGTTCTCTCTGATAGATCTTGAATAATTTCATTAAATCTTTCTTGTTTGTACGATGTATCAAATCCAGGAGTAATTATTAATTTTGCATTTTTTAATTTGCACCAGTTTTCTAATTCAATAACATTTGATATTTGCTCTAGCATTGCTGACTTTTCGCTATATATTGCAGTACCGTATCCTTTCCATAGCGTTTTTCTAGGGCCTTTTTCTTGATCGTCGGACCAAGGCCATGCACACTGAAACTGATGGTGTTCATTGAATTCGTCACTTACAAAATCAAATCGTTCAGGCCCGCTTGGAACATATAGCACTATTAATTCGTCAATGTTGTTCCAGTTTATTTGAGGATGAAAATATAAACTTTTAATGGACGCCCGATTGCCCTTTCCCCTAATACCAAAATTAATAGGAGTATACGTGCCCTTAAAATATTTTTTACATAATACTTCAACAAATGCATTCTTGTATTCCATAAATTTCCAAATTATACGGCCAGTGTTATCTATTGATAGCTCTGGATGATCAGATAGCATTTTAGACTTTTCATTTTTTGATAAAATTGGTTCCATAGGAACTCCAATCTTAGCCATAGACCATTGATAGCTATCGCAAATTTCTTGATCGACTGCTCCTTGGCCTTCAACAAATGAACATCCTAAACTAATAATTGCTTTTCGTGTTCTTTTTAAATCTTTATTAATTTCAATAATTTGAGTATTATACATTTTTAATCCGCCATGTAGTTAGATAATAGTATTGCAGACCTTGGTGTTTTGGCCCTTGTATTTTCTTTTAAAACATTAAAGTTATAATCTAACACATCTTTCATAGATGTAAACCATTGTATTTTTTTATCAGCATCCATTAAGTTAATGTCTTTTAATAATTTTATAATTGCATCTAATCGATCCCAGGATTCTAAATCATCATACGACTCGTCAAAAAAATCGCTAAATGTTTTATACCCTAAATTTTTAAGATATTTTAAACTATGTTTATTGCCATACATAATAAAAGGATGACACGTTGCTATCGGCTTAAAACTTTTTTCACTTATGAAACAAGTATCTTCAGCAAACGACGCTTCGCTAATTACACTTATCCATGTATCTAACGTTGCCTGGTGATTTAAGTCTCGTTCAAACAGGCTGCCGAGCCCACCTTCAAATGCATCTTTAAATTTATCATTAAGGTCAGTTCTTGGGTATATTGGCAATATATTAATCAAGGACTTGTATAGTTCAACATTTAGTGTTTTTCCTTCGTAGTATGAATTAGAATGTCTAAATGAATTCATACTATTAATGCCAACGTCTAGTAAATTATTTTCGTATAATTTACTAAACAGCCAAATGCGGTGAGGCCTTGTTCTCTTTTGAAATGCATTGTATAATTTAATATTGTCTGTATTCTTGGTCTTATATTCAATTTGTTGGAATGAAGTTGGCAATGTACTACCTTGTTTTTCGGCAGCATCTTGTATAAATTCTTCAAATTGAATATTTGGAATTACACACATTTTATCTTGTATTGTGTTGATGTTGCACCAATTATTATATTGTTCAATGACTGCAAGATTTCCAGTTACATATATTATTTGTGTAGGATTTATATCGTAATGATTACAACAATCATGAAACCATTCAAACAACCAACTAGTATGATATCCTTCGTGTGATTGGTCTAATAACAAGAAGCATTTCTTTTTGCGAATAGCCGATAGCTGCTTCTCTGATAAGTAAGCAAATATTGTTTTACGCTCAAGCATATATGTATCGTGTTTTTTGTTTAGATCAGTATATCCGCACCAGTCCCAAGGAGAATGTGTCACGCCTGCTGAAATAATATATTTTGGATATAATTTTCGCTTATCCCAATAATTAGAATTTACAGAAATAGTATCAAGATCAACTAATGGCAATTTAATAGTCTTCCATCGAATTATCGAGGTTACTAACGGGCTTGCGGTAAATCTACGTATTCCCGAGGTATTAACATCTGGACATTGTGAAAAATTTGTGTGTGTGCGTAGATTTTCAAATATAAAATTCATAATCGATTCCATTGTTCAACTGACGTTCCGTTAGTAACACTGCGCCGTTCTATTAAATCTAGAATATCTTGGTTATTTTTTTGATCAGCGGTCGGGGCAAATAATGCCCGGTTTCGTTGATTGGTATCTGCAGGAGGGGATATTAAGTAATACATTGCTATACTGTTTCTTGATATATTTATCGGTGAAGTTACAGGCGTAGATAACCCATGCCAACAATGTTGGGTTGTATCAAAAAATATAGCTCTGTTAAATGTTGGTAATATTTCTTTAAGTAATGCTGTTGGAGATGTTCCGTCTGTATCCCATATTCCAAAATTCCCTCCCCAAGTATGTTGCCATTCGGGAGTAAGGTAAATGAGAAGATTAAATTTTCGTTGTAATCCTAACTTAGGATGAAGACTGTAATCAAGATGAGGATTAAGTTTGCCTCCTCGAGGATGCGAATGCATTCCACCACCGTGAATCCCAGGATCACTGTATAAGTGATCAAGTCCGGTGTGACTTAATAGAACATTAATAAAATCTGTTGAGTTAAGATACGTTATTAGCTTATAAATGCTTGCTGGGAATCTATCCCATATATTACAAGTACGCTTCAGTTCAATTTGATTATCATAGTTGCCGTTAAATAATCCAGAATCATACGCAAGAAAATCTGCTGCTATCTGGGTAGCAACATCTTCATTTAAAAAATTATCAATTACACAGTGTGAATATTTTTCTTTATGAAAATTATCAAATGCTGTTGATAAATTATTAATATTAATTAAACTATTAGCCATCTATTGTTTTTTAATGTCCAATGTATTACTTCTTCTAATCTTTTATATGCAGGCTGAGGTTCCCATCCTAACTGTTTCATCTTATTACCATCTAGTGCATATCGCAAATCGTGGCCAGGGCGACTAGTATGGAAATCCGTCATTTCGTAGTTGAGCGGTTTTTCTTGGACATCTGCAATAAACTGTGCTAATTTTAAATTGTCAATTTCTGTAGATCCTACAATATTAAATTTTTGGCATTTTGCGCCACCGTAGTCTGGTTCTAATTTACTAAGGTCGGTATGATATAAAAACATCAATGCATCTGCAACATCTCGAGCATGTATATAATGTCTTGATCCTGCAATTGTTTTTTCTGCGTTAGCATGTACTGTAATTTTTTCGTTATCTCGAACACGTTTGATACACATAGGAATATACTTTTCAGGATGTTGTCTTTCCCCAAATACATTCATAGTGTGAGTAATAATTGCCGGAAGACCGTAAGTATTCTCGTATGCAACTACCATTTCTTCTGCGGCAGCTTTGCTAGCACTGTAAGGATTGGTGCTGTTATATCTGTCATTTTCTTTGTAGCTAACTCCAACAGGTGCTGGACCAAAAATTTCATCTGTTGAAAAATATGCAAATAGATCTAAACTATCTAAATTACGAGCATAGTCCATTAGATTAACAGTGCCCACTATATTATCTTGTACGAATTCCATAGGATACGCAATAGATCGGTCGACGTGACTGCCTGCTGCAAGGTGCGCTATTAAATCAACTTTTCCAATCATTGATCTAATTTGAGAATTTAGTTCTGCCTTTAGATCGTGATGAACTACCCGTATACGTTTGCGCTCGATTGCCGGGTGAGCCATTACTACTTCGTTCAATCTATTTAAATTGCCACTATAATCTAATCGATCAAGGGTTACGATTCTCCAATCAGTTTCGGTTAATATTTTATCAACTAAATGGTGAGCTATAAACCCGGCGCCGCCTGTAATTAAAATTGTTTTGCTCATAGTGTCCTTATTCTGTTTGTCTACACTCAAGATAGAAGTTTTCCAATTCTGGAAATGTTTCTAAGAAATTAGTACCGCGTCTGCGGTCGTATTCTGTAAACCAATTAAAGAAGTCGCGTTTGCCTTCTTTTAGTTTTTCTGGGGTATAGATAGCTGATTCCATGTATTTTACTACTCTTAGGAATTTTTCATACTCTAAGTCGTTGAATTTGCTACGGTTTTTATCGTCTAGATTGGCTAGAATGAAGTCTAGATGTCTTTGCATGTAAGGCATAAACTCATCTTTAGGCAATAAATTCATGTCGTACTGTAATGGCTCTTTTAAGAACGGAGTGTCAAAGCGTATACGCTGCCATTTGTTCTGATCAAAACCATTATACTTAACACGCCATTCTAAGATCTTTTCTAATAAACTTTGGAAGTTTGTTACTGTTAGAATATTAAAGGTACACATAAATGTAACCGGTAACGTGGTTTTAGTTAGATATGTATCTAAGTTCTTTTCCCAAACAGTTAAATCTAGCCCTGTGCGTATGTATTCCGCTTGCGGTCCCCATGTATCCATGCTAGTAAAAATCTTAAAGTCTTTAATTGCACCTTTAGCTAAGAGAGCATTTACCTTTTCTACTAATCGATCGATAAGTATTGGCTTAACTCCGAAGTTGCTATTAATATTAAGCTCGAGATTAGGTTTAGGATTATTATCAAGCTCATCTAAGAGTCTCCAAGTTGATTTTTGTAATAGCGGTTCGCCGCCAGTAATTCGTAATATTGTTAAGGTCTTACTAACCTCGGGCCACCACTTCCACCATGCTTCTACGTAAGGATTAGTATCTTCTTCATAGACAGTGAACCAGTTAATATCATTGCGGTGATTTTTAACCATATCATACGGTCCAAAATCTTTGATCTCTTTGTGGTATGCACTACTATGCTTAGGATGGCAATATCCGCATTTGAAATTGCATTCATTACCAAAACTTACCTCAATGTATTGTGGATTTACAGGAGCTAGAGGATTAGCTTTTATAGCTCCGAGTCTTTCCTCAGTATAGATACTTGCGTTACGCTCCTTGCGATCGCTAATATAATCCTCCCCCATTGCTTCAATGTTCCAGCAATAATTGCAACCACTAGGCTTTTTGCCTGCAATCATTTCAGCACGTTCACTAATTTTTTCTTTAGTATTATGTAATGCGCTTGGGTCTAGTGCAATTTCAGCCAAGGGAATTTTGTGAGGTGCAGGATGGTAGCAACTGTGTGTTTCTCCCGTTTGCAAATAGATAGTAGTGTGATGCCATTTGGCCAAACAGAAAGTTGGACTAACTTCTTTCATTATGGGAATGAATTTTTGTATGCGTTGTTTATCGTCCATAGAACTGTTCCTCTAACCATTTAAAATTGTTAATCTTTTTTAATGCTTCTACATCTAATTTATTTTCTTCACCGTACTTGCGGCCAGCAATTGCTCCTGCAAGTACATCGATGTCTGTGCCAACTGTACACCAGGTGTCTAATCGTTGTTGAGTTTCAGTATCGTCTTGTCTATCAATAACGCGACTAGATAATTTACAACATTCTCTAAATGCACTTTTCCAACTGTTAAAAGGATCTGTATTGAATCCGTTTGTATTTGACACTGTTGGCATTGGTTTAAACCATTTACTAATGCTTGTGGTAATATCTGGTTTAGATACATCCATGTCTATAGTTAGTTGTCTAGGTAATAATTTAATTCCGCCATTGCCATATTCTAACCCATTAACTGGATTTCTACTTTTCCATACGTATACTGTGTGCTTGGCATTAAAGTCGTAATATGGTATATAATGATCAAACTTAAACGTGTTTTCAATAATCGCATCTGCATCAACTACATAGAACATATCAGTAGTAGCAGTCTTTGCTGCTTCAATATGTGCTTGATGTATACCTCTAATGTCTTTAATCCAGAAGATTTTATTTCCTCTTAATCTAGGAACTAGATCTGCAAATCTTTCATCTGCAAACGGTTCGTGATATGATATAAACACAACATCAGACAGCTGGGGTGTACTAGCTTGATATTTTATTTCTTTCTTTTTAATGAAAAATCTATAATCCCATTCACGTTGTAATATACGTGCGGTTCTGGGAAATATGCAAATACCATCATAATAATCGCCATTTTTAAAAACGTGGATGTATTCTTCATCCCATTTGGGAATAAGATAATCTAAGTTAAAAACTTCGTTAAGGTTAACATAATCCCACACTACCCAGAAACATTTAGTAAACGATCTAGATTTAACTTCTTCAAATGTTTTTATGTTTTCAAGTTTCTGTGCTTTAGGAAACCGATGACTGAATCTTTCCCAACTATCAGTATCCACGAAACCTTTCCCAACATAAAAAACATCATACATTGTCTGACATCCTGTAATAAGTCAATCCTAAATTGATAGTTTCATCATACAGCGCTAAAGTGTACTTACTTTGTTCCGCATCTAACCAAGGCCAGTCTAGACCAAGTTGCTGATTAATTTGCACGGCTAGCGCTCGCGCATCAGCTTCAGGATCAATATGATTAACCTTTTCTTCGTAGATCGCTTTTAATAGTTCAAAGTCTCTAACATCTACATAGTTCCAATCTGTACAATTAGTCATATACGTTCCCATACGAGCGCCGAGTATTGCATACACTCCATTTTCTTCATGCATGCCTACAGTGCTCCACATGCGTAATCTGTGAATATTGTGCCACCAAATTCGTTCTTGTATTTCTTGTGGTGGAACTTTTTCACCGTCAAGTAGAGTCATTTTGACTCCTTCACGAAATCCTGCTCTCCATGCTTGGAACGGACTTCCAGTAATAATACTATCGCTATATATTTTTGGAAAGTTCTTGTATCCATCTTCCCAACAAAAATCAACTTGGGCACGATCGCTTTCTGCTGCTTCGTGTGTGCGCATGTTTAACACAAACTCTTTTTTCCAAATCTTTAGGCCGCCGTTACCATAACGTAAACCGTTGATAGAGTTCCTAGCGCACCATCCGTAAACTTGTATCTTAGGATCTCTCATATCTAATTCTAAGTTAAAGAAGGCAGGGTCTACAATATTATCTGCATCAACTGTAATGAACCAATCAGTATCGCTTAACTCAGCTGCTGCTTTATGTGCAGCGTCACTGCCTTTAACTCCATGTACACGTTTAGCCCATGGTGCTTTATTGCATAAATCTGCGTAATGCAAATCTGCATTAGGCTCATCATAACTTAGAAAAATAATATCAAATTCAACTATTCTCATAATTTTTCAATCACGTAATTTTTAAAAACACGCCTAGTATATATACTAAACTTTACTGGTAAATTTGTTACATCAACTGTATGAGATTTTGCTATAATATCAGCAAGTGTTACAACAACAGACTGATAAAGTATATTAGGATCATTGTATTCTGTTATAAAAAAATGAAGCTGCATGTCCCTATCCCATCTAACTTCTCTTTTCTTTACCGGTTGGAACTTCTTATCTAAAATATAAGTTCCATATAATTCTTCCGTTAGTTGAAAAACTATAGTGTTATTATCGTATGTAATGTGAAGGTCTGGTTTTTCTATATTGCTCCATCGACTATCAACTATTCTATGCAGCACATCGTCCATTTTAAGCTCTGTCCTGCGTCCAGTTAGCTCTAGAGTATTTGATGTAGGGTCAACAAAACACGCATGTATCTTTGTTCTGCCTTCTATTATAGAAAGTGCAGTTTCGTCATCGAGATCTAAGGTAAACTTTTCTTCAGGAAACGCATAAGACGGTCCGACACTGGTTACTTCCCCAGTATCAGGATCAAATACTGCAACGTACTTAATTTCAGGCATTTCTATATTTGCCATCAATGTTTCTAAGTCACTCATTTCTTCCATGCTAGTTCCTCTAAGATGTTTATCATTTCGGTTGTAATTAAATCTTTTTCAACATAGTGTACAATATCATTCTGCTGATAATTTCCTATTTTTAATTTTCCCTGTTTATTAAAATAAAATCCAACATGATCAGAACACCTGTCGGCAGGCCATGGCCAATTCTGTACTAGCGGTTTTAGATGCACTACCCTAGGAAATTCTAAATCATAGGCAATTATATCTTCTATTCCTAAAATCTTTGCACTAAGGGCAAACGCTTCATCTGTCCCTACTACTTTTGGTTTAAGTGCAGTAAGAAACAAGTTAGAAAACTCCTTGGGATTTTTAATAATATAACGTCCAAGAGTAAAGAACTCATTAACTAGTGTACTATCTTTCTTAAAGAATGTAAAGAATGAATATAAATTTGGCAGATTATTTTTGGTAAAAGTTTTACGATAGTCGTCGCTAGTTACTATCTCACCTCGATATGTGTAGCTTTTATTTGGAATATATAACTTATTATTTTCAATGAAATAATCAATCCAGTGACTATAATCTTTTAGAAACAACATATCAACATCTAAACAGACAGTGTACTCAAACGGGGTTAGCTTATCCATCCAACTACGACCGTTCCAAAAAGTTTCTTGATCCCACGGAATAATGTGATCAAATACCCATTTAGATTCAAATCTATCTAAGTCGGCAGGATTGTCAATTACTATTGCAACCTTATCGTACCCTTCTTTTTGTGTATTCTTAATACTTAATGCTAATGCATACGCTAGTTTAGCATAGTCAACTGTTTCGTGCTTGGCTACAAATATTAGATATCCAAAGTTCATATTAACCTCAATAGAGATTTTGCATTTCTCACAATGCTTTCTTTGTTCATAACATGCACATCGATATCTTTAATTGCTGCTGCGCAAAATTTATCGTTTAAATTTGCATTGATTAGAAAAATTAATTTTCCAGAGTCGTCTACGCTGTGTAATATGTCTTTGTCAATAGCAGTTAATAACTTTGGCAGGCTAATGCGTTTATCAGTTTTAAACCCAAAAAGTATGTGATTAGCAACACTAAATGCAATATCATTTCGATATTGTTTTGTATCAAATCTAAACAGATCTCCGTAGTATTGATAGTTTTCTCTAACGAAATTTACTAGGTCAAAAAATCTTTTTCCGTTTTTATTTTTAGTAAACATCACAGTGGTAGCCCAAAACATGTGTACTCCAGTATCAGAAATATACTTGTCATGATAACCCATGCGTGATTGGCTGTAAAAATCTAACATTGATTCTGCTATTAGGACATCTTCATCTACTTCCCAATATTCATTTAATCTATCTGAAAATATTAAAAAATCACTATCAAGCAGTAATGTCCTATCATACGGTGTTAGGTCGTAGGCGCTGGCACGATTAGAATTTACAAAAGGCACGATTTTCTTACTTGTACCATCATGTAGATTGCGATAGTTATTAGTAACAGGTTTTTCTACTTGGATAATTTGATCAAATACTTCTACAGCTCTACTATAAATGTTAGAAGTTTTCATCCACTCAATAGTAGATTCATCACTAACTAGAGATACTGGGACTTGTAAATTCTTTTTAACTAGCCCTGCAGATATTACAGACAGTAAAGCGTAATCAACCTCTCTGTTATTATGTGCAAATATTAGTGCGCCGCATTTCATAGATCTAACAATTTTTCTACTGATCTACTTTTTTTTAACTCTTGGTATTGATCGTAGTACTCAAAAGTAGTAGTATAGTATCTGTCTAAGATTTCATCGCGGAAATCTTCGAGATTAGTAATAAGAATAGGATTATCGTTTGAATCAATTAACGGCACGCCTCCAGTGCGCCCTCTATCTACTAACATTTGCACATAGGCAATTAGAGATTTATCAATTTTAAAGATGCCTCCGCTAACGCCGTAAGTTAGTTTGGCTTCAATTTTTTCTTTAAGTGTTTGTCGTTGGATTGAAAATGTCTGGCGATAATTGGCAAAGTCCAGAGCTTGTTTGAGTTGATCGTCCATTGTTTCTCCTAATTAACATAGCAGTTTATTTATTTGCGATGCTGCTAGAGAGAAATATTTTAAGCGCTAATTGCACCCAATGTTACAGTAGGATCTTCTACTACAAAACTACCAGCGCTTGCTGGAACAAGTGTTCCTGTAGCATACAATGTAGAAACTGCAAGGGTTAATGTTCCGTCTACGCTATCGCCGGGTGCAGGTGCGCCAGGATCAACATAGTTATCCTGCCAATAGACTAAAAGTTCAATTTGAGAAGCGGTGCCGTTGCTATTATCGGCAACACTTGGACTTCTGGCAAATATGCTAAAAGTGTTTGCGCCGTATGGACTAGAAGCAGAAGCTGCATACCATGCTGCGTAAGTATTAGATAATCGGTAAAAGTTAGTTCCATTGTTTGGTTCTGTACCAGTTCCAGGGGCATTCCCGCCAAATATAGGACCTGCACCACCGTTGATAGAACTAACTGTGTTTAACAAATTTGTCCAGCCTGTATTTTGTCCAGATGACGTTCCACCTGTCCTAGTTGAATTAAATCTTATCTGGCCGCCTGAATTGAAAAAATACCTAGCTTGTGCCGGCGAAGTAAATGTTACAGTAACAACAGCCTGCGCTAATGTATTCCAGCTGTTTCCGTACGGTCCAGGCCATGCGGTGCTCGTACTGCCTTTAGATTGTGTTGCACTTTGACCTGCTGCAATATTAAATTTGTTAGCAACGATTGTATTAGCAATTGTATCGTATTGAAAATTTGGCTTGGCTGCGTTGTATCGAACTATTTCGTTTTCTGCAATTGATCCTAAAGACGGTGCGCTACCTGTTTGATGATAATAGGCATTGTATATATCGAAAAACAAATTCGTCCAATCATTTACTCCTACTTTAGTTGATTGTGAAAGTGCAGAACTTTTAATCAGTTGTCCGTAGCCTGAATTACCAGATCCTGTGCCTAATATCTCGATAACTTTGTTTCTAATATCGTTATAATCTGCGAATTTAATTTTATCATTTACAGCCATGTATTAACTTTCCTCTACTCTATTTAACAATGTTAACTTGCGGTAATGCTAGATAGTGAATAGCTAGGACTAGTTATTGTAAACGGTGAACCACTAGGTATTAGTGTTCCGGTAGCTTTTAATTCACTAATTGCTATAGTTAATGTTCCGTCTACGCTGTCGCCAGGCGCAGGAGAGCCAGGATCTACATAGTCATCCTGCCAAGTTATTCTAAAAGTAACCGATGTAGCTGTTCCGGCCGAGTTATCAGCAACATTGCATAGTGCAGCTAATTGACAATAATTGTTAGAATAAGGAGTACTTTGAGCAAGTTGGTAAAATGTTTGGTAGCTTGATGTTAGGGTGTAAAAATTAGCAAGACTAGGAGTTCCGCCTCCAAAAGATTGTGTGCCAACTGCTGCTAATAATTCTGTCCAAGCATTGTTCTGTTGTGTACTCGAACCTGCAGATCGGCTGCTAAAAAATTGAATTTTGCCACCGCTGTTAAAAAAATATCTAGCTTCGTTTGCTGTGCCAAATACAATTGTTAAGGTGCATGATGCTTGCGTACTCCAACTGCTACTGTAGGAGGTATTAGCTTTTGATGAAATAATTAATTGGTTAGCTCCGATATTAAATCTTGCTAGATCTGCTTGAGCAGCAATTGTTTCATAGTTAGTGTTTGGGTTGCTAGCACCGTATCGAATGACATCACCTGGTTGTAAAGTAACAATAGGAGGTTCAATTCCGTCCTGGTGTGTCTTTACATTTATTAAATCGTATCTAAGTAAATCCCAATGAGATTGAAGGATAGTATTCCCAGACGTCACAGCTGAGCTACTTGTTGCTTGTCCGTAGCCTCTACTACCAAGACCAGGACCTAATAATGTAACCGCTTTGTTGCGGATTGCATTATAGTCAAGATTTGAAATTCTTGCAGGAGTCTGTGAATCTAACTTTGCCATATTATAGTACCAATACTTCGATTACTTTTGCACCTTCGTCATCACTGCTTTCTAGTGCAACAGCAAATACTCCGCTTGCATGTGGCGCTGCTATTATAGCACATCCATCATTTGATGCTACTAGCTCGTCACCTTTCTTAATACAACCAACTACTTTACAAGGAACACGCCCTTTAAGTGCAACATACACACCGCCTTCTAGATCTTTGTTCATCATATAGGCAGGATTGGTACTAATTACTCCAATAGCACGGTTACCTAACATGCTAGCAGTAACTTCTGCGTTACCGCCAATGCACATAACAGTGCCAGGAGCATATTCTGCATCTGGTAAATATTTTTCTGCCAAGTCAGCGTACCTAGCTGCTGCTGCTGTTCCTTGAAATATCGATCCATAAATATCGCCTGCACTATCTCTAACTGCAATAGTATTGATATCAGCTGATGTAGAAGAAGATCGATATATTGCTCCAACTAATAGTTGGTCAGCACTGTTTGATGTTCCTATAAATTTTCTAGCTGTGATATCACCGTCTGTACTTCTAACAGGAATTGAACTTTTATCAGCGGTACTAGGCAATGTTACTGATGGGCTGTTCTCTCCTAACTTGCTAGCATTGTCTGAGTTACCAGTTAAGTTTCCTTGCACGTTTCCAAATAATGTTCCTCTGAGTATTGCACCAGCATAGCCAATTTCTTTTGAGCTACCATTAATCATCACTGTAGAATCAGTTGCTATTAGATTGCCAATATGATTTCCAGTGGAATTTCCAGTAATGTTACCAACTAAGTTAGCTGTTACTGTAGTTGCATATATGTTACGCCATATTGAACTAGTAGTTCCTAGATCGTATGTGCTAGTCTGTGACGGCGTTATACCAGTGTCGCTAAACACTGCAACATCTTTAGCAATTGACCCGATTGGGTTCGTGATCCGTACAGTAATTGTTTCGCCAATTTGATTTTCAATAAGAGCACCTGCGGTTGGATCAATCCAAAGGCGTATGTCGCTATCTACACCGATAGTTATTCCAGCGTCAGTTGCAAAATTAACTCCAGACGTAAACGAATTTTCGCCGCGTTGTAAGAACTGGGTTGCCAACACTCCCCCTAATCTTAAAGAGTTAGATGCTGTTCCCCATACTAATTCATCGCTTGACCCTACTCCGGAGCTATTTGTATTAATTAATGTAATACCTTTCTTGATTAAAGTAAATCCAGTAATAGGATTCACTCCGCTGTTAAGCGTAAATTCGTCTTGGCTTACAATTGCTATAGTTTTGGTTGTCGTGCCGCCGGCGATAAATTTAAGAATAGTATGACTAGTGTTTAACGTATCTTTAACTACTTGGGCAATTACTGAACTTGTACCTAAATCTGGACTAGCTGCTGGACCAACTAGTATAAAGTCGGTTCCGGTATATGCATACAACTGTTTAGCAGAGCTATCCCACCAAAATTCACCTATTGCTAATCCGCTAGGTGCAGTAGCTGCTACTTCGGCGCCGCCGGCAACTTTCCACTTTGCATCTGTCTCATTATAAAACTTTAATTTTTTGTTTGCACTATCGTACCAAATTTGGCCGGTAACTGCTTTAGGAGGTTGAGTAGTATTAGCAAAATGCTCCATTAAATGCAGATAGTTTTCATTTTGCACTTCGCCGTAACCAGCGTAGTTCTTACCAACGAAACGTAAATCTGTAGTGGAATCGATGGTTCCGTCTGCTACAGATGTTAAAAACGTTCCGTTAAAATTATTTACTTGATATGCCATGATTCGATAATCCCAAAGTGTAGTTGTATTTATTCGAAGCCAATTAAACGATTCTGCTGGCTGCTTCTTCTCGTTGTGACTCTAGTGTTAAGTATTGTTCTTCTGTTAAACTAGTTGTAATACCTAGTGCTTTTTGTCTAATATGGCGTAAAACTTTCCAGTCTGTACTATTAAGGAATTCTCTTTCTTGACCGTTTGCAATCTCTGTTTCTTTTCGTGTAATTACTTCTGTAGAAACAGCTACTACACTAGACAACTCAACATTGAAATAGTGTGTTTGTGCCATTATTTGAGCATACTGCTCGTCAGTAATTAAGGTAATGCTTACTGTTCTCGGTACTGCCGGTTCGTAAGACATAATGCTTGTTACTGCTGCGTTCTCTATACATACATAATACATATTATTGACTCCAAATTACTAGGTAGTTTGCTGCTGGTGTGGATCGCTGTTCTGTATTTTGTACATAAACTCGAACTCTATCGCTAAGGTATGAGTATGTGCATCGTAAACTGTCATCTCCGTTTACGCCGCCTGCAAAGTGAATAATATGGATTGAGGGTATAAATGCAACTAAGTTAGCCATTGTTTTTCCGGCCGGAGGATACACATCGAAGTAGTTTGCGCCGTCATTAAAAGATCCAACTTGATTAGTAAAGCCTGCGGTACTATAAGAAGCACCCGAAATAATCTGATACTGCGGTATCCTGCTGTCAACATAGGCTTTTGTAGTAGCATGGTTAGTGTCTACCGGCGTTCCAACCAAGGTCAAATACCCAGTCATTGCGCCGCCAGCTAACGGAACTTTTGTAGTGTCTGGAGCTGAGATAGTAATGTTTGATGTACCGTTAAACAGCGTACCGTTAATTGTTCTTGCTGTTTGCAGTTGAGTTGCAGTAGTTGAATTTCCAGTTACGTTACCAGTAACATTACCAGACACTGTAGCAGTTATAGTACCTGCACTAAAATTACCACTGCTATCTCTAGCAACTACTGTACCGGCAGTATTAGACGATGTTGCATCAATTGACAGCGTTGTCGGAGTTGATAGACTGTAGGACAATACTGGCGAACCGCTCACTGTGTTAATAAAACTTAAATGTGTTCCACTTGATAGAGCCTCTTGACCAATTGCTAGCCAAGATAATGTACCTGCTGCACCGGCAGTTAACACTGTTCCAGCTATCCCGACAGGCAATAAATTTGTTGTGCTAGCTGCTGTCTGGTAAGGGATAGATCCTGCTGCGCCGGCTGCTATGTTTGTTGCAGTAGCTGCTAAGGTTGCAGTATCTGCATTTCCAACTAGGTTGCTAGCATACACTTGATTCCAAACAGCAGTAGGGTGTCCTAAATTAGTAATAGTTCCAGTAGTAGGTATAAGAGCCGGACTATCTTGGCCGCCTAACGCTAGAGAATCAGCAGATGGAATAAACCTAATGTCTGTGATATTTCCTTGACGGGTATCTACTATGTCAAATTTAATTTGTTTATTACTTGCCAATCCTCTAATCGTAGGAATTCCGCCTGTGTCGGTAAACATTTTAATACTACTATCAACTTCAACTCCGGTTGCTGCGGTTTTAAGAGATGTTAAAATTCCAACACTAGTAAGACTTGATGTAGTTACTGCACCATTTAATGTTGTGCCGGTCAATGTGCCTGCGGCAGCGGTAACTGTAACATCTGAAGATCCGTCAAAATAAGTTCCGTTAATATTCCTGCCTGTCTGTAACCTTGTTGCTGAAGACGAATTTCCTCTTAATACCGGTCCAATAATTTGAGTAGCTTGTATTATATCAAATACGCTAGTTCCAGTAGTTGCAGTCACATTACCCACAACGTTGCCAACTAGGTCAGCAGTGATAGTCCCAGCAGCAAATCCGCCTTGGCTATTTCTTGCTACAACTTTTCCAATAACATTTGCAGAGCTTGCATCAACGCTCCATGTAATCGGCATAGATCCGTTAAAATTAGAACCAGTTAAATAATCACCTCTAATTAAATTATTAGAGGTGCTGGCCTGCACTATAATGTCAGATGTGCCGTTGAATCCTATACCGTTAATTGTTCTTAATTCTTCTAATTGACTTGCACTAGAAGCATTGCCTATAATATCGCCTTTAAATGTTCGAAGTGTTGACATTGTAATGCCTGCTACTACATCTAAAAATCCTTCAATTGTTTCAGATAGTGAAATTGTAAATGCACTTGTAGAACAGATAGCTGTTACTGTGCCGTCAATAGTCAATAGTATGACGGGATGCCGATTACCATCAATACCTAATACAGTAGTAGACTTTGCTCGAGTAGTGTCAAATCCTTCAGCAACTTCGGGTCCGATAAATTCCCATGCAGTACCATTCCAGATGTTTAATGTATTGATATCGCTGTCTAACCACAATGCACCGTTAGCTGGCTGTTCTGGCGCAGTAGCTGATAATATTGCTGCGCCGACTACAGCCCATGCAGTTCCGTTATACACGTATAGTAAACTGTTGGTAGAGTTAAACCACGTTTGCCCTTGGATCGGCCTCGATGGCGCCGAATCATTAGAAAAGTTTTCTAATAAGAATACAAAATTTTCATTCTGAGTTTCTCCATAGCCAACATAATTTCTGCCAACCAACCCAATGCTAGTAGACGTATCAATTGTCCCGTCTTCAAGGACAACTAACTGCGGTCCACTAAATTTATTAATTATATACGACATCTAAGGCGCTCCTGGTTCTCATTACGGTGGAAGGATCGTGTCGGATACCCATACCCAACCGCCTACTCCCAAATAAAATTGTTTAATAATTCTTGTTGTAGTGATCGACGGCGATGGCACCGTAGCCGTACCGATTGAATAATTTGTTACTGCCGGTGCAGTTCCTGTCGGGGTATTAAAAGTTGCTGTCGATTTACCTGCTGCTAACAATGTATTTAAATCTAATGACACAGTGTTGTTAGTTAGCGTAGTACATAAAATTCTTGCAATTGTTCCTACTCTGTAATAGGCAGTCGGGGCAAGATTATTTAAAATGTTGGTAATAATGTAACTATTTGGCTTACCGTCTGATAAGTCCATGCTGAACAATAAGTTTCGTAGTTCTATAGTATTATCAACAT